TTTTGGCAAACAAGAAGTATGGTTTTTTTCTTTTGGAGTTGAACACGAGGATGTTTTTCTTTTAAAAAATGATCCAGTTGGAGCATTAGACGAAGCTTTTGCACAGGTTCCAATAATTTGTGGGTTAGAAGAAACTGCCAGATTTATGTTACCAATATTTTATCCTTACGGGTCAATTAAAAATATATGTTTTATGAAGGGCCGAATGAACTTAAATATTATTTAATCACGGGCAATATATAGGCATCTTTATGGCACACTATCCAGGCAACAGAACAGAACCCTCTACTTTTATTGGAAGAATAGAATGGCAGCAAGTGAAAGAGCAAGCCTTGAAGCGCACGTTGATTTATGCGCCGAAAGATACAAGGCTTTGGAAGATAAATTAGACAAACTAGAAGAGCGTATGAGCACGATGGAAGAACACATCATAATCATACGCACGAAAATATCAGAATCAGCAGCCGAAGCTACAAGCAAATCTAGCGGGCAGTTGATTACAGTAGGCACAGCTTTTGGAGTAGCAATGCTCACGGGCTTAATTATGGTTATAGTACAACTTATCCTAAAATAATAATGAAGATAGTAGAACTTGTAAATAAAATTAGATTGCCACTTACCAATGAAGAAGCAGATGTTTTAGGGCAGTTCACAGAAAATAAAAAGATTGCAAAAGAAGATTTATCTCCTAGAGAATCTGTAATTGCAAACCAGTTAGTAACTAAAGATATTTTATATAGAAAAAACGAAGATGGACAAATCTATTATAGGAAAAAAATCTGATTTTATTGAGGCGACACAAACGTTTGTAAATTTTTCAACGGAATATTTTAGAAATTGGACTAATAAACAGTTAAAAAATTATATAGATCAACCCGTAGTTATTCCAGTAGGAAACTACGGGTTTTTAATTGGTCGTTACAAAATTAAGGGTAAAACTAAAGATTGCTGGACAGCTGAACAAATTGATGGAAAACATATTCACGACTTCGTGACAAAAACAAATGCTATAATTTACTGTATAAAAGAAATGCAAAATAAATCAGATGCAAGCGAATTATTAGAATTAGACAGGCAGTTAGGTAAGCTCAATAACGATATCTTTTTTTATCAAAATTCAATAAAAAAATCCAAAAATGAATTAAAAAATCTAATTGCATTAAATAGATGTATTGATGCTAAATTACAGCGACAAAATGTCTTAAACATTTTGAAAAAAACTTTAAATTCGGCTAAATACTTAAACTTTGGGAACAAGTAACTATGAGATTAACTGAAATGGGCGTTAAGCCAACTAGCAAAAAAATTAATAAAGTAATGGAAAGTCGTTTTGGTGTAAAGATCGATTATGATAATTTAAATTTTCCAAAAGCTTATATTTTAGCCCAGGGGCTTACAGAAAATCTAGAAAAAATTAAGCACAGTCACGGAGTTCATGTAGCTGAAAAAAATCCTAAGTATATGGAACTTCTTATGGTACGCGAAGGCCTGCATCGCTGGATGGTAGAAAATAAGCAACAGCTTATTATGGAAAGCGAAATGGGCAAGAGTCAGGCTATCTTAGCAGCCAAGGACATGGTTGATAGTATTCAAGATATGCTAGAAGAAGTAAGCAAAATGCAAAACGAACAAATGCCTGCATTAATTGATACTATTCGTGATCAAATTGGTATGGAACAGGCCGACGCCTTTAAAGCAACAGTAGAACCCTTACTAGCCAATATGGTTCAACAATTAGGTTCAGCTAGATCAACAGCAGATGATGCAGCCCGAGCATTAGCCGGCGAGCAAGTAGCTCAACCAATGGGAATGGGCGGTGGTATAGGTTCTGATGAAATGATTGGCATGGCAGTAGGTGAAGTTCCTGGTGGAACACCACCTAGTGATATGGATACAGACAGTTTTGCCGCCACCGACGCTGCATCAGGACCAAATGTAATTGGTAGAGAGAAGCGTTAATGCGTGTAAAAGAGGTAATTTTAGAGAATCTTGTTGATATAGTTGATGAGGTTCTCGAGGATGAAGCAGATGGTCGCGGAGATGCTAATCTCTTAACCATGCTGGAATTTTTACGTAATAGAGCACATGATACTCATATTCAGCCAAGAATTAGAGTAGATAGTTTAATTCATTTAGTTCAAAGAGCAGGCGAAGAGCAATTCAATCTTGAGAATCTTTTAGCCGCCTACAAAGACAATCAAAATATTAAAAATCTTATTAGAGATATAAAAGACGATTCAACTGGTGTAAAATACGTATATCTTGAACCATTTGCAGATGATCAAGAATTAGGTGCGGTCACTGGCGGCGAAATGCCCAAGACCGATCCAGAACGCACCGTTGATTCGATGGCTAAATCTGCTCTCGCAAAACGATCTTAAATAGTTTATAATAACAACTCAAGGAGAACATTATGGCTTATTCAGGACAGGTCTTAGATCATTACGAGAATCCAAGAAACGTTGGTAAGTTGGATAAAAATGATCCGCGTGTAGGAACAGGTTTAGTTGGTGCTCCCGCATGCGGTGATGTACTTCAATTGCAAATTCAAGTCGATGAAGGAGTAATTACAGATGCCAAATTTAAGACATATGGTTGCGGTTCGGCGATCGCATCTTCGTCGCTGGTCACTACGTGGCTTAAGGGAAAAAGTCTTGATGAAGCGGATTCGATTAAGAATTCCCACATTGCGGAAGAACTCGCACTACCTCCTGTTAAAATACACTGTAGCATATTGGCGGAAGATGCAATTAAAGCAGCACTAGCAGACTACAAAGCTAAACAGAATGTATAACATTCTATTTTATCACGCCAATACAATATATTTTGAGCCAGAAAACAGTTTGTTTTTGTCTATTGTTTCGGTGTATTTTAAAACTTATATTGAAATAAACAAGCCAGAAATTGCTAATCAATTAAATTGGCATCGCCCATTTCAGAAACAATTAGACGATGATAAACTAGTAGAATATGTAAATTCAAATAAAATTGACTTATTATGCCTATCTATATATTTGTGGAATCAGCAATTCGTAAGAGATCAACTTTTACGAATAAAACATAGATTACATGACAATTGCAAATTAATGATAGGAGGACCGAGTGTCGATGTTAATATAAATTCTAATTTTTTCTTACAACATCCATATGCTGATTACGCTATATATGGACCAGGTGAAACTGCATTTTCTGATCTAGTTGAGCACTTACTCTTAGATAAAAAACTTATTGCTTTTAATGTTAGTAATTTAGCATGGTTTGATCAGTCAAAAGATAAACTTGTAGTTGCCGGATACAAAAATGTTTCACAGTCTCAAGTAAGTCCTTTTTTATATAATAAAGATTTTTTTGAGAATATGGTAATACATGAAATTAAAGACAATAGCTATAAAGTTATACTGCCCTATGAATTAACAAGAGGATGTCCATATTCATGTACATTTTGTGATTGGAATAGTGGATTATCAAATAAGGTTTCAAGAAGAAAACATACTTATCAAGAAGAAATTGACTTGTTTCAAAAATTAGGAATAAACAGCATTTATTTTGCAGATGCTAATTTTGGTCAATACGATGAAGATATTGAAATTGTAGAATATCTAGTGGAAAAAAATTTATTAGAAAATGCTAATTTTAAAACAGATGGAAATTTAAGCAAATTAAAAAAAGATAACAACTTGAAGATTTATCATTTGTTTGCTAAAGGTGATTTAGTAGGTAGAGACTGGGCATTTACTTTTAGCGTCCAAGATATAAACAAATCTGTTTTAGAAAATATAGAAAGGCCCGATGTCGGCTGGGATGTGCATAAGAAAATGATTTTAGAACTTCATGAGTGTTATCCTAATTATAATTCAAAGGTTCAATTTATTATAGGACTACCAGGACAAAATTTTAATACCATTAAAGAATCGTTAATTGAAATTATAAGTTGTCCAAACGTGGTTTTGTGTCCATTTATAAATGAACTATTACCAGCTAGTCCTGCGTCGCTTAATTTAGAATATCAAAATAAATTTTTATTTAAATATAGTAGATCAGAAAGAATTGATATGGGAGGTAATACATTTAGGGGAACCTTTCCACAAAACTGTTATTCGTTTGATAGTTTTGAATTTGTTAAAATGATAGTCTTAGGGGCTTTTATTACTGGTTTAGCCTTTTTCAAAGAAAAAATTAGATATAGAGATTTAGATAAGCGCCGTAATCTTGAAAAAATAGTTGATGTGTTTATTGAATCTATTCAATTTGAAAAATTATGTGAAAATTTATACACAAACTGGACGCTTAACGATAAATTTTATTATACTATTGATTTTGATTTAAATGACAATCAAATAACTGCTTGTAATATGGCAGCAGCAGGTCCAATTTGGGTGAACTCTATAGGTTTTAAGAGAATGATTATGAGCATTGATTTTCAAGATAATACAGTTGTAAAAAATGTTTTGCTTAAAAAAATACAACAAAAAACAACATTTGAAACTTGGTATCCGGACAGATGATTACTTTAACAGAAACAGCAGCTAAGAAAGTACGGCAACAGTTAAACAAACGCGGCAAAGGCGAGGGAATTATGATTGGTGTCCGTACCACCGGATGTTCTGGGTTAGCTTATAAATTAGAGTATGTTGACAATCCTCCTACGACAAACGAATGGATTACTTATGAAAGTAATGGAGTGCAGGTTTGGGTTAGCGGAAAAGATATGCCATATGTTAATGGACTTACAATGGATTATCAACGTCAAGGACTCAATGAAGGATTCGAATTTATCAATCCAAATGAACGTGACCGCTGCGGTTGCGGAGAAAGTTTTCGAATTTAAATGATTATACAAAAATTTGATTATACCCCTTTAGCTAGAGAAAGCGTAGAGGGGAAGCGCCATTATGCCTTACCTGACGGTAGCCGTGTTCCTAGCGTTACAACTATATTAGATCGAACTAAACCACAAGAAGCAAGACAAGCACTGCAGGAATGGAAGAATCGTGTCGGTCACGAGAGAGCGCAACAAATAACCACCGAAGCAGCCAATCGTGGCACCAGAATGCATACGTATCTTGAACGCTATGTTAAAAACGATGATTTAGGAGAACTACCCACAAATCCGTTTGCACAGCCAAGTTGGTTTATGGC